ATCTCAGGTAGGCAGTAAAGAAACAGCTATAGCTATTTTGCAAAAACGTGGACATCTAAAAGAGGACGGAAAGACATTTACTGAAGAGGGATTAAAAAGAAATGCAATGACTGCATCTCAAAGAGCAAAGGATAGGGCCTCTAAAAGAACAGGTGAGCCGATAAGTAATTTTACTTATAATCCTAAAACAAACACTGCAAAAAAGATAAGATAATTTCATTAACTTTGTAAGAAATAAGTAATGTCAATTATATCAAGCGATACAAGATTTATTGGAATATCTACAAGTGTAGATTTAACAGAAAAAAAGTCTGCATTAATTAATGACCAAACGGAGCCATATACAATGCAAGACTTTATTGACACCATTGGCCCCGGCCAACCGGGTCCTCAAGGGCCTCAAGGTGTTCAAGGAGTTCAAGGAATACAAGGACCACAAGGTATTCAAGGAACAGCGGGAAACTCTGTAACTATACTTGGTTCTGTTGCAGATTTAGCGGCATTTCTTGCAGGTCCCGGAGCATCTCCGGGCGCTGCTATTGGAGATGCATGGATTCTATTATCAGATGGTAGTTTGATGTCATGGAATGGGTCTATATGGTTTGATGCAGGTGATATTAAAGGACCACAAGGAGACCAAGGTATTCAAGGTATTCAAGGTGTTCAAGGGGTAAGTGGCACTTCAGGATTAGAAACATACGTAAGGTATTCTCCAATATTTCAAGCAACAGGAATGACTTTTACGGGGAGTGGTGTAAATTATCCTACATATAATTCTTATTATATAAAATCAGGGTTGTTAGTTAGTTTTGTAATAGAAATTGATTTTACAACTGTTACTAATTTTGGGACAGGTCAGTATAAAGTAGAATTGCCATTTGCACCTGCTTTTGCTTATAATCATTTTAGTGGATGGATTTGGGCTGACCCAAATATTAGTCCTGATACAGGTACAGGGCATACAATATTAAATGCAGACACTGCTAATAGTGGAACAACTGTTTTGGATTTACATTATTTAAAACAAAGTGGAGGCGCCAATTCACCAATAAGAGAAGGTTTATGGGTACAGGGTATACCTGTCGCTTTAACTACAATTAGTAAGGCTTATGTTAATGGTACTTACATTGCTTTATCTTAAATAAAAAACATTAAAAAAAGATAAGATAATTTAATTATCTTTGTAAAAAAAACAGACATGGCAATTATACCAATTTCAGAACAATTTATTGGCGCTTCATCAAATGTAAGTACTAGTGAGAAAAGGTCAGCATTAGTAAACTCAAATAGTCAAGCATATACAATGCAAGACTTTATTGATACTATAGGTGGCGGATTAGGAGGTACGCAATATGTATTTGTAGCAGCAGATGGTACAGATTTACAAAATGCAGTAGAGCTACAAGCGGCTTATGTTACTGCTCAGGGAATGGGCCCGAATAATTTAAATAGAATTACTGTAATTGCTGCACCCGGAAATTATAATTTTAGCACTGTTGATTTTACAATGAATACAAATTGTATTGACTTAGTTTCTTTAGATGGAAACAGGAGCATAGTATTTAATGGGTCATTTACAATAGTTATAGCTGCAAATGATGTATTTGTAAGAGGTGTTAATGTTGGGGTATTAAATTTTAATGTCGCAAGCGGGTCAAATTTAGTAGTAGTTGAAAATTGCATAGGTGGAGATAATTCATTTGGCGGCGGCGGCGGTCTCACAGCAGGTGGTGTTTTCACTAATTGTACAGGTGGACAGAATTCATTTGGCGGCGGTGGAGGCGGCATAGCAAGTGGTGTTTTCACTAATTGCATAAGTGGCCCGGGGTCATTTGGGCAAGCAGCGGCAAGTGGTGTTTTCACTAATTGCTCTGCTGATGACCAATCATTTGGCTCAGGTGGCGATGCAGATGGTATGTTTACTGATTGCATAGCAGGGGCTATTTCATTTGGGGCTTATGGCACAGCGAATGGTGTTTTCACTAATTGTATAGGTGGCGCGGGAGTATTTGGTGGTTATGGCACAGCAAGTGGCGCGTTCACAGATTGTACAGGTGGAGATGAGTCATTTGGTGGTGGTGGTGGTGGCACAGCAAGTGGTGTGTTCACAGATTGTACAGGTGGAGATGAGTCATTTGGTGGTGGTGGTGGTGGCACAGTAAGTGGTGTGTTCACAGATTGTACAGGTGGAGTTGGTTCATTTGGTAGAAGTGGCCAAGCAAGTGGCACGTTTACTAACTGCACAGGTGGAGATTATTCATTTGGTAGAAGTGGCACAGCAAGTGGCACATTCACTAATTGCACAGGTGGAGATGAGTCATTTGGTGGCGATGGTGGCACAGCAAGTGGTGTGTTTAATAGTTGCACAGGTAGAAATAATTCATTTGGTGGTGGCGGTGGAACACTTGATGGCTTTTTATATTATTGCAGACTAACATCAGGGACATTTGTAACTGTATCAGGTAGTGGTAGAACTGTATTATGTATAGATGGAAATAATAATCAAAACAATCAGTAATTAATAAATAATTAAATAAAATCAAATGAAAGGACTAGGAGACGCTATTGAAAAAATAACAACTACTACAGGGATTAAAAAGGTAGTAGACACTGTTTCAAAGGCTGTAGGTAAAGATTGTGGATGCAGTAAAAGAAAAGAAGCATTAAACAATCCTAATTTACTTGTAAATAAAATGTTTAATCGTAAAAAATAAAATTATGAAGACCAAGAAAGTTATTGCAAAAAAAGTCGCTCCTAAAGTGATGGTTGGTAAAAAAACAGCTTTTGATATTAAAGAAGCTAGTAATCAAAATCTAACTGCCGGAGCAAGAAATAATTATGCGAAAAACGCACAAGCAGCTATGAAAAATTCTAAAAAAAAATAAGCCATGCCAAATTTAAAACTTCAAGTAAGTAGAGCTCTGCCTGTTACTCCGTCTGATGACACGAATATACCAATGCCGAGTCTTATTCTTTCGGGTACTGCTAGTTCAGCTTCTCCATTTAAACTTATAGATAACACTGTAGACTTTATCGCATTGGGCGTTCAAGTTGGTGACACTGTATATGCTAATAACCTAGGTGCAATGGTTACAAATGTAGATAGCGCTACTATTTTGACTTTAAATTTAGATATTATATCGGGTGGTGGAGACGGTTATGATTTATATTCAGGCACAAATATGTCAGGAACAATTGAGCCATGCGTATTATTTGTTGGTGTTGGTGGAGCCGTATCTGTTGTAACGGCAGGAGGTGACACTGTTAACTTTGTGAATATTCCTTCGGGGTCTTTTCTTCCTATTCAAGTTATAAGGGTTTTAACATCAACAGATGCAGATAGAATTATAGCTCTTTGGTGATGATACAGATAGGGATAAATATAGCAGTCAAGGGAGAATCTATTACATCGCCTTTGCCTCCTGTAAATACTATAGCTCCTGTTATTTCAGGCACAATGGTAGTAGGTCAAACGCTTACAACTACTGACGGTACATGGACTAATAGTCCTACATCTTTTACGTATCAATGGTATAACGGTATTACTGCTATTTTAGGAGCAACATCATCTATTTATATTTTAGTACAAGCTGATGCAGGTACTACTACTGCTATAAAATGTGAGGTTACTGCTATAAATTTATTTGGTTCTACAGTAGTTGATAGCAACACATTAACTACTGTATATGATGCAGATGCTCAAGCATTTATTACTGCTGCTGTTATTACTGTATTAATAGAAATGACTGCTATAAATGAGCTGACAATAGGTTTGAAAGCTAATAATTTATGGACAAAAATTAAAGCCTTATACCCATTTGTAGGAGGTACTTCTACAACTCATAAGTATAATTTAAAAGACCCTAGAGATTTAGATGCTGCATTTAGATTGGTTTTTAATGGTGGTTGGACACATTCAAGTACAGGCGCTACTCCTAATGGAACAAATGCCTATGCAGATACTAAATTAAAACCTAGTGTATTAACAAGTAATTCAACTCACTTAAGTTATTATTCTAGAATAAATAATACAACAAATGCAATAGATATGGGTGTCAGAAATGCATCAAATAATAGTATTAGGTTTTATATATATTATTTAGGAATAATTTATTCCGATCAATATAATGATTTAACAGGTAGAATAAGTGGAGCTGCTCCTGCTTCAAATAAATTATTAATAGGAACAAGAACAAGTGCTTCAAGTCATAAAATTTATAGAAATGGTGTTGCTTTATATTCTAATGCTACATCTGGTGGTTCATTAATTATAACTGAGAGTATTTATATTGGAGCTGCAAATTATAGCGGCATAGCTTCATTTTTTACAAATAGAGAGTGTGCGTTTTCGAGTATAGGAGATGGTTTAAATGATACAGAAGCATTTAATTTTAATACAATAGTACAGGCATACCAAACAACTTTATCTCGACAAGTATGATAGAAGTAGGATTATTAACAGTAGAACAAAAAGACAAATTAATAGGCCAATGGTATGCACCTGATAGCTACTTCAATCCTATTCAAGATATTAATGATAATTGGGTTATATCAACACAAGAGATAGACCAATGCGTAAATGAAGATTTTATGTGGGTAAAAGATTTAGAGCTAATACCTTATGAGCCAAAACCTTTACCTCCTATAAACTAATAGAATATAAACAAAAACTATTATGCATAAAAATTTTTTAGCGTCTTTTTATTTTTTATTTGGATTTATCACTTCATTTTCAATGATGTTGAGTGATGGTGAACTTTATACAAAGTTGGGAGGCTGCACTCTTTTTTTTTATTTGGCTTTTAGCCTTTTAGATGCCCTTGAAGATATAGCCCCATGAAAACACAATTAGCCATCTTATTAACTTCAATTCAAAAATCAATTGTGCAACTTTTAACAGTAATAGGTTCTTTCTTTTTACCTATATCAGGGATAATATTTTTAATTGGTTTTGCTATTGTGGTAGATACTTTAACGGGTATTTGGAAGGCTAAAAAGTTAAAGGTACCCATCACATCACGTAGGTTATCAGCAATCATATCTAAGCTAATGTTATATGAGGTAGCTGTCATTGGTTTCTACCTGATAGATTATTTCATTCTAAATGATATTATTTTAACATTTTTTTCAGTACCTTTAATGCTTACCAAGATATTATCACTAGTGCTAGTATCTATTGAGGTAATGAGCATTAATGAAAATTACAAAGCGGTTAAGGGTATAGATATTTGGCAAGGTCTGAAAAACTTGTTTGCTAGAGCTAAAGAAATTAAAAAAGATATCAATGAAATTAGACATAACCAAGATAGTTCAGAAACGCCTATCTGACGACCAATTTTTTCAGGACTTTCACGAAAAAAAACAAATCTATTTACACCACACAGCAGGAGGAGGTAATCCAATAGCAGTTGCGAATTACTTTCAACAAAAGGAAGGAAGGGTTGCTACGGCATTCGTTATTGGAGAGAAAGGTACAATCGTTCAATTATTCAGCTCTAAACATTGGGCGTATCATTTGGGGTTAAAGCCTGAAGTGTTTGCGGAAAATGGTGTAGATTATAGAAGCTTGGACAAAATTAGTATTGGTATTGAAATTTGTAATTACGGACCACTTAAAAAACAAAACGGATACTTCTATAACTATCTTGGAGGTAAGGTTGACCGTTCTCAAGTTACCGAGTTAAATGGAAAATACAAGGGGCATATTTGGTGGCAACGATACACTGATGAGCAAATAGAATCAACAAGGCAACTGCTAGTCTATCTATGTGATACTTATGGAATAAGTAAGGAGTATAATGATTCAATTTTCGATATTGATAAGAGAGCATTGCGAGGGGAAAAAGGAATCTTTACCCATAATTCAGTTCGTCACGATAAGTCAGATGTTTTTCCGCAACCTAATTTAATAGAAATGCTTAAAAATTTATGAATAAAATAATTCATTACCTTTGTAAACTAATAAATAATTGTAATGGCAAAGATTAAACTAGATATAACCAAAAAGGTAAAGCCAAAAGTAACGCGTGCAAATATTCATGCAAAGAGTAAGACTTCTAAGTTAAAGTCAAGTAAGAATTATAAGAAAATCTATACAAAACAAGGAAGATGAGAAATTTTTTAGCAGGTACGACTAAAGGTAAGTCTAAAACGGCAAAGTATTATCATGAAAATCCTGAAGCAAGGGAGAAGAAAGTTAAATACGATATGAAGTATCATGATACTGAAGAACGTAGAGAATATAGAAGAGACCTTCA